GTACGTGTCTTCCCAGGTCTCCCAGCCGTCCCGGGTGAAGAGCTTCCAGGTCTTGGCGTAGGGGTTGACGCCTGTGTAGGTGGTGCGGACGGGCAGCCAGCGGCAGTCTTCGTCCGGGCGGCGGAACTCGTCCCTCAGCACCTTCTGGGCGGCTTCCAGGGTGGCGTGGACGCCGTAGGACAGGTTGCCGTCCCAGGGGCTGTGGTCGTCGTTGATGTAGCGGGCGTTGTAGACGTGCGGGGGTGGCAGAGCAGGCATCAGAACAGCCTCTCGGGGGCGGCCTGGGAGGGTCGGACGACCTGGATCGGGATGCCCGCTTCCCGGGCGAGACGTACCGCGTTGCGGGTGCCACGGGAGACCCGGTAGGGGGCTGAGATCAGACGGCGGGCGTCGGGGTACTTGGCCACCATGGCGGCGTTGCGCCGGGGTCCGGCAGCCGGGCAGTAGTCGTCCAGCTTGCCGGGGTGCTCGATGTCACCGGGGCGCTTGCGGATACGGTGCCCGGCCGGGCAGTCGTCGGTGCAGTTGTCCCAGTCGGCGGGCATGGGGTCTTCGAGGACGCCAAGGGCTTCCCCGCAGTCCTTGATCCATTCCTTGATGGCTTGGTCGATGGACTGTGCTCCGGGGCAGTCGCCGTGTCCGACGACGACCCAGCCGGGGGCTTCGGTCAGGACGTACTTGGCGAGGGCGCTGGTGGCGGCTACGGGGTCCGGGTGCCATCGGGCGCCGGAGACGAGTACGACGGTGGTTTCTCCGAGGGCGCTCATACCATCCTCCAGCGGGCGATCTTGCGGCATCCTCCGCAGGCCATGCGGGGGCTGACGCGGAGCCAGGCGATACGGGTCACGGTCTGGCCGTGTCCGCAGCCGAGGCAGGCCAGACGGATCAGGCCGAGGGCGAGGGGGGTGTCACGCGGCATCTGAGGCCTCCGTGGCGTCGTTGATGTGCTGCCAGGTGACGCCGTTGATGGCGCGGCGCATGGCTCCGGCGGATACGCCGTAGCGGGTGGCGAGTTCGGCGGCGGAGATGCCGCCTGCGCGGTACTCCTTGCGGGCCTCGCGGACGCCGTCCTCGCTGAGGATCGCGCGGTGGTGGGCTGATCCCTTGTGTGCAGGCATGAGCATTCCTTTGCTAGTCGGTGAGGCCGTTGAACTCGGTGGGGATCTGCTGGAATCCGGCGTCCTGCATCAACTGCGGGACCGGGCGGCCCTTGCGGGCGTCGATGTGGACGTCCTTGAAGGCGCACTTCCAGCCGCACTCGCCCGGGTTGGGTCCGCTGTAGATGGGGAGGAAGCCGCCGTAGAGGGCCTGGGTGGTGGCCAGGGCGTCGCGGCGGATGGCTTCCAGCTCGATGGGCGTGCGGGGGACCATGATCCGCTGGTGGCGGGCTTCAAGGGTCTGGGCCTTGCCCTTGGTGGCGCCGGGTACGTCTCCGGCGTTCATCTTCTTTTTGGCTTCGGAGCGGACGCAGCCGTTGATGGTCAGGGCATGCGGATGGCTGCTGTTGCGGAATGCCCACTCGTACAGGCCGGTCTGATCGTCCAGTTCGAGCGCGAAGCGGGTGGAGAGGGAGGCGGCGGACTTGGATTCGATGGCGAAGATGCCGCCGAGGTCCAGGTCTTCGACTACGAGGTCGATGCGGTAGTCGAGGACGACGTCGCGGGGTCCGGCATGGGTGGTGATGGTGCCGAGGGGGGCCAGGCCTTTGTGCTCGACGTCGAGGAGCCGCCACTGAGGGTCACAGCCGTAGTGGGCCGTGTATCCGGCGTACATCCAGCGGAGGGTGTCGTAGTCGTCGGAGGAGAGGTTGCTGTACGTCTCGCCTCGGAGGGCTGCGGTGAGGGAGCCGTGGACGGCATCGCGGGCGACGGACAGCAGGCTCTTCTCGTCTTCGCTGCCCCGGTCCGGGGAAGTGCGGGTGTCCGTGAAGTCCTGGTAGTCCTTGATCACCGTGTAGTGGTTTTCCAGGACGCATTCGTGCCAGGCGGAGCCGATCTGGAGCTTCTTGTCCGCGTTGACGATTCGCCAGCCGTCGAAGTAGTGCCAGCGATGTTTGAGCGGGCAGTCCCGGCCGGTGGTGAGGCCGGTGTAGCTGACCTTGATCGGCGGGAGCGTGATCGCGGGCATGAGGGATGCCTCCGAGGGGCGGTGGGATTGAGGTTCTATCCTAGCAACTTCAGTGGGTGGGGCTAGCACCTCGGAGCCCTCACGGGCCGCGTTTACCGGGGCTGGGACCGATGATACGCGTAAATAGCCCTGCAACAAGTCCTGCGTACGGAGTCTGCATCAGAAAACACGAAAGGGAGGCTCCGGGTTATCCGGGGCCTCCCTTTCGGAAGTGCTGTACTCAGCCGATGCTGTCGGCGGCCTCGATCTCTCCACGCTCGATCGCCACCCGTACAGCGTCTGTCGGATTGTCGGCGCCGAGTGCTACCACGGCCGCACCTACGTAGGACCGGGCCGTGCCGATGGCAAGACCCATCGCTTCGGCGATCTCGCCATACTTCTTGCCCAGGGCGTAGTGCTGGAGCGCTTCCTTCTGCCGGGGGTAGAGGGCACGCTGCCGGTTGCGCTTCTCGAACCAGACGCTTTCTTCAGGGGGTGCTGCTGAGGTCATCAAGGGTTCTCCTGGCCGTAAAGGGGGACGTGGTCTTATCTACCCTATGCCAAGGTGATCCCGTCGACAAGCCCGGCGCGGATCAGACCGTGCCAGAAGTGCAGTTCAGAACTCCTCTGGTGGTCTCCCGTGCTGTGCCGGGCGGCGTTCTTTCCGGGGGGCGAGACCGGCCGGATCCCGGCGTCCCTCAGCAGGGCCGAGGTAGGTCCGGTCAGTACCGTGTTCGGCTGCCAGTACACCTCGATGTGCTGGGCGAACAGCATGCAGTGCATCCGGACCCAGCCGATGAGCTGGGACGTCGGCATTGCGGACCCGATCAGCTTGTGGGCACGTTCTTTGTCCAGCCGGAACATCTCGCCGTAAATGCAGTCGATCCCCGCCGCGTTCTTCGCGAACCAGCGGATGAACTCGTCCGGGTTCATCTCGAACGTGTCGTAGACCCGCCAGCCCGGAGACCGGAGTTCCCACGTGGGCCGGGAGGCGTTCGGGGTGATGTCGACAAAATTGCGGCAGGCGAGGGTGACGCCGACGTGGCCCTTGTCGTCTCCGGCGTCCGACCCGCCGGGGTCGAATCCGATGACGACGGTGTCGTCCTCGGTGACCCGGGGGTAGACGACCGGCTCCGGCCGCCGTGCGACGGCGGGGGCCTGGGGGGCGGTGTTGGTAATGCTAGGCACTGTTCAGTCCTCCAGCAGGGCGACGGTCACAGAGAGTCTCCTTGGTTGGTGTCTCTCGGTAGGTATCTACCCTAGCACCTAAAGAAGTTCCCTCACAACTCCCCAGCTCAGGTGCCTGATCTGCCGATCCAGTTTCGTCGCCAGCAGCTCCCGTTTGCCCTCATCCACCGTCTTCGGCGTCACATAGTCGTACGCCGTGACCGGCCGGGTCTGCCCCAGCCGGTGAACCCGCCGCAGCGCCTGCTGGTTGCGGGACGGCTTCCAGGAGTGCTCGACAAATATGACCAAATCGGCCGCTGTGAGCGTCAAGCCCTCTGAGATCGTCTCCAGGGATCCGACCAGAACGTCCAGCTCACCGGCCTGGAAGGCTTCCACGAAAGCCAGTCGGTCCGCCTTGTTCGTACGGCCGTCGATCTGCTCCGCCTTCTTGCCGCACTGCCGGGCCACCTCCGTGCACGCGCTCACCGTGTCCTGATAGTGCGCCACCACCAGCGTGGGATACGTCCGCTCGGACAGGTCGAACCGGAGCTGCTCCAGCTTCCCGGACTCTTCGATGCTTCCGGTGAAGATGCCGAGCCCGGTGGCGATCTTGTCCAGCTTCACGTGCGAGGCTCCCTTGGACCATGCGACCTCGTAATTGCCGTCCAGGTTGTGGGCCAGGCAGTCCTTCTTCATCTTCCGGTACTGGATGCCCTGCGTCTTGGTCATCGGGGTGAGGATGGTCTGCATCTCCAGCGGGGGCAGGTCGGTCAGTACGTCGTCCCGCAGGCGCTGGATGTACAGCTCCCCCAGGCTCTCCTGGAAGAACCGCTGGTAGTGCTCGCACGGATCCCAGGCTGGCCGGTTCAGGCATTCCGGGTAGCAGTGCAGGAGGTCCCCGACGACCTTGGCGTGTTCTCCGCCGTGCTTGGACTCGCCGACGTGGAACCACTGGGCGATCCACCGCCAGTAGCTGCCGAACTTCTGACCGTTGCCAGACAGGTGCGGGTACAGCAGTTGGAGCGGGGCGAACAGTTCGGGGGCGAAGTTGGAGATGGGGGTGCCGGAGGCCAGCCAGAGCCGGTCGGTCATCTTGGAGAGGATCCGCAGGGCTTCGACCCAGCTCGTTTTGCGGCCCTTCAGCAACTGGGCTTCGTCGCAGATGATCGTGTCCCACTCCTGGAGGTATTCCGGGCGGGGTTCGGGGACGACGCGTACGGAGGGCCGCTTGCGCTTGTGGTTGCCCTTGGCGTCCAGGAGGGGCCGGTAGCCGGGCAGGAGGCGCCCGAAGTCGGGGCTGTCCTCGTAGTCGTCCAGGACGGCGGGCTCTTCGTAGACGTCGGTGGTGGCGGCCA